TTATTCGCAATATATTTTTCTTGTTAAAATTAAATCATTGCCATCATATAAATCATAAAGTTGGAGTGGCTTTTCATAGAACAACGCATTTGTAAGTGCGTAACTGTTATATCCAATCACCGAACCGTTAACAGCAACATTTGTTTGTGACATGAAATTATGGAAATGTCCAAGATATACCTTATCCTGATGAAATACCCTTTCCCATTTAAGAACCATTCTGTTTAGTGAAGGAAGAATACCAGCAATTCCATTGCCTCCTTTAACCTGAAAACCATGTATAAAAATAAAACGTTTTCCATCACCCGTTTCAACAATTGCCATTTCACTTTCAGGAATACAGAACTCAATCGGTAAGTTGGTTAACTGGCATTGTTTTTCTATGTTCTTATACATTAAATACTCATAAGACATTTTATAGCCGTTGTTGTGTTGAATTTTCTTAGTTGTCCTACTATGATTTCCAACAATACCAATGAATTTTATAGTTCTTAAATTGGTATTATTTACAAGATAATCAAGACCACTATAAATAAGATTCTGAGCAACAAATGTGGCTTCTAATGGGCTACAACTATTAGTTTGGGCAAGCTCATCATGTATAAACCCACTTATGCAATCTCCAAGGGCAGCAAAAATAAGGTCATCCACCTCATCATCATTAAGTGCGTTAGCTAAATTAACAAAGTACTTTTCAACACGCTTTTTAGCGATTTCAAGATTATATTCATTTAAACCTAAAACACTATTAGAATCAACCGTCTCTTCTATATGTGCGTCAGAAAATAAAGCGACAGCATATCTACTACCACCGTTCTTTTTACTAAATTTAAAATTATATTTTTCAAAAGGAAGTTCAGTGACATTTTTGGCTTTTAGATATTCATTATATCCCTCAAAATCAATGTTGTCAACATTGTTTTCCATTTTATTTTCATTACCACTAGAATAGTAACCATTGTTATTTTCAAGATAATATGTGTGACCATGATAAATAAAAGGTTCGTCTTTTCTAAATTTTCTTAAAATTCTGTCTTTATGTATATTAAGATTTCTTGATAGTTGTCTCACACTGTTATAAGCGTTACCTTTTTCGTCAATAATTCTGTTACTTACAGAAGGTTTTAAATTACTCATATAAAACTTTTTTAAAAATTTATTTTTGGCAAAAATATAACAAAAAAATTAAAAAACCAAATCAATATTTAATTCTTTTAGTTTTTCTTGTACTTTTTCTATTTTATCTTTAAAATGTAAAACGCATCTACTTGGAGGAAATTCTTCCATATTATCAATGTCAACCCAAGATAACGCGATTATATCGTTCACCGCATATTCCATTGAGTAACATGATATCTCTTCTATTGTTTTAAAGGGTAAAGGGCTTTTAATTTTAATTACTTTCTGATATGTTGATGTCTCCGGTGTGAGGTCATTCAAGGAATTGGGTACTGCCACATCCCAATCCATACCCCACACAACCTCAGGTGTTTCACTAAAAAACAAATCATATTCGTATGTACCGTCATTGTTTTTGTAAAATGGTTTCACATATACCAAGTATAAATCAGTCATTAATCAATGTTTTTTTTGTAAATTGTTATTTCGTTAAAATGTTCTATTGGTGTTTGTTCCATTATATCAAAACTAAAAATGTCAACAATTTCATTACCAAAAAAAGATAATCTGAAAGGGTTATTATATTTAGTGTTAAAAGAAAAAATGTCAATAAAGCCGCCTCTTATTGTGTATTGTCCTTTTTTGTGAACAAAATCAATATTTTCATAACCACCATCAAAAAGACTTTTTTTAATAGTCTCAAAAGAAATTTCTTCACCTATTCTCAATGTCATTATTTCTTTGAAATTGGCTTCCTCTATGGCTTCGTCCAATATAGTGCCAAAATCACTTTTAGGTTCAATATTTTCAATAAAATTGTTAATTACATCTTCAGCCTTATTGGAAATTTCTTCTATATCTGTCATTTCAGTACCTAAAGCCTTGAGACAATCAATAACATCATTATATTTTTCACCAAATCTGAATATAATGTTATATTCATCATCAATATCAGAAAATCCAAGTGGTAAAATATCATCGAAACAATCTTGCATTGAAAAACAACCACTTTTTTTCGCTAACTGTAATTGGGTGGGTAAAATTACCCTGCCTGTTTTTGATAAAGTGTTTTTATCAGGTTGTAAATTAGGTATGATAATGGATGGTATGACATGAAAATATTCACCCCATACGGTTTCCGGTTCTTTTGTGAAGTCAAATCTATAAAGATAATTACCATCTATGGTTCTTCCAATTTCATCTATAAACGCCAAATATTCTTCCATATTTATTTTCTTTCTATTACATCACCGTTACCTTTTTTAAGGATTTTGTAATTTATTTTTTTTTGCACTGTAATATTTTGTGGCGGTATATAATCTTCAGTATAGACACCATTGTCCATATTTGGGTCTACGTAAAATTTCGTTTTTCCAAGTAAACCTTTTAAGTCTATTTTTAATAAAACTAAACTAACTTTATAAAATTTTCCACATTCAATGTTATTGTTATATTCAATTTTTTCATTATAAAACATTTTAAAAAATTCGTCTGTCATTAAATTAGTAAAAAAATAACTTCTATGTGGATAATTAAATGTATTGTTCCCCTTATGTGTCTTAATTCCATTTCTCAAAATGTTGTTTAGTTTTTTTTCAGTTGTTAAATGATAAATATATCCTTTACTTTCTAATTGTTTATTTAAAATTTCTTCAAATTTTGCTTCATATTCAATAGCAATATAATTATTGTCTAAATTTTCAACATTAGACTTAAAATAACCATAAGTATTGAACATTGTGTCAATTAGTTTTTCGTTATATTCTGATTTACGGAAAATAGTTTTTATTGCTTTTGTACCATTACTACCGTCAACAACTCTAATCACCCCTTGATAATTGCCTCGGTTATATTCATCAGCACTTGAGGCAAAGTTACAGTATTCTTTCGCATGTTTAACTAATTTTTCAATTGGTTCAGTTTTTATTAATCCTTCATTCAATGAAAAAGTTTTACCTAAACCAAAACCATTAAATATATTTCCGATTTTTCTTTTAACTAAAATATATTCTTCCATATTTATTTTTCTTCCTCTTTCTTAATTATTTGGTTAATAACCAATTCTTTTTTAAGAACGGTGTTCCACATTTTTTCGTATTGTGTATTTTTGAAGAATTGATAAAATATGTGACAGTCTCTTGTTTGACCAATCCTCCAACACCTATCCTCACCTTGTTTACAGTCACCAGGTACGAATGAAAAGTTATTATAAACTACTAATCTTGCCACTGTTAAATTTATACCCACACCAGCACTTTGAAGATTTCCAATGAAAACAGTACATTCTGGGTTATTGATAAATTTGTTTTTCGCCTCATCTTTTTCTTTTAATGTCATTTTTCCGTTATAAATGACACAAATATTTTTATAATAATCTCTTAAAGTATATAATTCTTCATCATAACAACAAAAAATAATTACTTTCTCACCCCTTTTAAGACATTTGTTAACCAACTCAATTGTATGTGGAACCATTCTATTGGATAAGTATTTTCTATATAATGCGCCTTCCAATAGTTCTTTATTGATTTCTTTTTCAGGGTCTAATTCTTTTTTTTCTTTCTCATACTCTTCCCATAGTTTTCCATATTCCTCTTGTTCTTTATCAGACAATTCATAAACATATTCATGTACATATTTAGACGGTAATGTGTCTAAGTCCTCTTTAACTCTTCTTAAATAAATATGTTTTGTCCTTTCCATTAGTTCTTCCAGATTGGACGCTTCTTTAGGTATGGTGATAATCTTACAATTTCTTGAAATTAGACTGTTCAGTTCCCTTTTTTCTTCATCAGTTAAGTCGTACCAATTTTTTTTGTTATGTTCTTTTACAAAATTAGCTGTGATTATGTCCCTTTTTCTTTTCTCTTTTCCGTCTTTTGGAATTTTTATTGCACTACAGTACCTTTCCATATAATATTGCCAATCTCCTGTCACATCGTTTTCAATTAAGGAAAGTATATTATAATAATTAGTCGGGTCATTCGTGATTGGTGTGCCTGTTGATAGATATACGCTATCAGGGTTTCCTTTTTTAATTAGTTGGGAAATAATTTTGTATTGTTGAGACTTCATGTTTGATAATCTATGAGCCTCATCAATAATTATTAAAGATTTTTTGCCTTCAATAAACTTTAAAATAGGACTTTTTTCTTTTGCTTCCTCAATGTCTGTTTTTTTTCTTGATTTTGGTATAGTATACACATCACTCAATATGTCATAATTTATTATAACATATCTATTATCAGTCCATTTACCTCTTTCTTTCGCTTCGGTCTGTAATTCACTTATACTCTTACCTGATTTACCAACACCATAACCAAGATATGTTTCCAATTCATTTTTCTTCATACCGGTTACACTTCCAATAATTGAAATTTCCCTGGTTGGAACATAGTATGATAATTCATCAAACCAATTGGTTTTTAAAGACGCAGGACAAATAACAAGTACACTGTCAAAATTACCCTCAACTGAGGCAACAGACAAAGTTAGGGATTTCCCTAATCCCATTTCATCCGCGATAATACACTTTTTTCTTGATAATAGAAATTTTATACCTTCCTTTTGATGTTCTTTAATTTGTCTTGGTTTGTCAGGTCTATATGTTTTAGATAGAGTGTTATATCTTTCAAAATCAATATCTTGTTTATAATCATCAAAAAGAAAATTTGTCATTACACCTTTTTTAGATAAAAACAAATAAATGTATTCCATGTTTTGTCTGTATTTCGTTAATACATGAAATGTCGTCTCTGTCTCTCCTAAAAGATATTTAATACGAAGTTTTTCAGGTTTGAAATCAATGTTCCAATCCTTTTGAAGTTTTTCGCCGTACCAATCACTTATTTTAACAATTTTATTGATTAGTTTCGGTTTAAAATCAATATTTTTTAAAATATACTCAACATTAAAATCAATAAGCGACACACCCCTATTAAACACATCATTTTTCAATGTGAGTAAATAAGGGTTTTCTCCATCATATTTCTTGAGTAAATCTATGGCTTTTGTCTTGTCATCAATTTTTCCCATATAACTAGTATTAACTAGTAATCTTTATTTGTTAACAAATATATAAATTTTTCAAATAAAAACAAAATAAATAAATATTATTTATATTATATATAATATTATATATTAATAATAATATATTTTAAAGAAAAAATATATATTTATAATATATAATACTAGTTACAAAAAAAGAAAATCATGGCAATTGAGTTTAATAGATATGAGTTAAGAAGAAAAAATCCAATCAAGAGAAATAATAAATTTTTCGGTGGTGAGGATTTTAATACAGAAATGGATTTCGCAAGGGAATATATGGAACAAGATGCAAACCAAACCATAGTTCTCTATCAAGTTGATTTACAAAAAACCAAGGTGAATGATATATATAAAGAAGCGCAAAAATCAGAAATTAGGTTTAAACCACCCGTGGAATTGACTTGCGTTTATCAAATAGAAGAAGCAGAAAATAAAGCCTACAATCAACAGAGTAGTAAGGGTATGTATGCCAAACCAGGAAAACTAACTTTTAGTGTCTTAAATCTTGAGTTGGAACAGAAACATTGCGATATTAACAGAGGTGATTACATTGGTATTGACATAACACCTGAATATAGGATTTTCTTCACTGTTACTAATGACGGAAGAATGAATACGACATCTAATAAAAATACTATTTATGGAAAAATGCCGTATTTTAGAGAATGTATTGGTGCTTATGTTGATACAAATGAATTTCAAGGATAAAGAAAATAAAAAATGGGAAGTATTAATTTTAAAAACAAATTAGTTTTAAGAGATAAATCATACGGTCTTGAAAGAAGACAGAACTTAACTAAGGAGGAGTTATCTAATTCTTCCCCACTTCCTAATCCAGTTACTTATGAGGACATTGATGAGGCTTTCAAAAAATGGGTGGAAGACGAGTTGGATATCAGTTATGAAGGGGAAAAATTACCAACATATACACTTTTCTCAAACCAAAGATTTTCTGAATATCTTCAAATGTGGGAACATGTGGATGAGAAAAAAAATCCTGTTTTGAATTTTAAAACCGTGACAAGAGAAAGTAACCCACAGACAGGTACAATTAATGATGTGACTAAGAATATCCCTGGTGAGCAGACATTCTTAATGAAAAGAGTGGAGGCAAGGGATAAGAATGATAGAAAATATTATATTGACTATAGAATGAAACAACCATTGGGTGTTGATTTCAGATATATTGTCAGTGTGATGACCAATAAATATGAGTTACTAAATCAGTTTAACCAAGCGATACAGGAAAAGTTTAAAGCGATTACCGCTTACTTTAGACCTAAAGGACATTTCATGTCAATGAATCTTGAGTCTGTCAGTGACGAATCAGTCTACAACATTGATGACAGACAATTTTATTCCCAATCAGCCTCTATTTTGGTTAAGGCGTATATTATTCCTGAAGACTATTTTGTCGTTGAGGAAAAACCTGCCATGAGAATACTTGGTTTTGACATGGAGGAAAGAAAAGAGACATATGCCGACATTGAGGAAGGCGCAATTGTCTGCCCTGAGAATGATTTTTATTATAAACCCATTACAGTCACAATGAGTTTTGCGCCTTGCGATGACAAAATTAAATTTGTTATTGACACTAATTTTACCATTAAAGAAATTGAATATGAGAATGTTTTTAGTTTTGTTTTTAAAGTAAATGACGAAATTATAAACATCAAGGAAATAATCTCAAGAGGTGAAACATTTACAGTAAAAGAAAATGATGAGATTAAAATAAAAAAACTCGGTAAAAAAAATTCAGTAAAAACCGCGATGATAATACTGAAAGGTTACAACAAGGATGTTGTTTATGATATTAAGAAAAATGACGGTTATAATCAAACAGGTGAGGACATTATTGTTGAAAATATCTAATATTTTTTCAGTGTTTTAGGTTTTTTGGTTTAAACATACTATTTATTAGAAAATTAAGAATAATAATAAAACTAATTTATAAAGAATATGATAAGTGATGCAAGAGGTGGACATGTCTCACCAGGTGTTTATACAGAAGAAAAGGATGTCCTCTACTCAGCCAAAAGTCTTGGTATTACTAATCTTGGTCTTGCAGGTGAAACCTTGAAAGGTCCTGCGTTCCAAGCGGTACCTGTTACTGATTGGGCTGACTTTGTAGACTACTTTGGTGGAACTTCACCTGAAAAATATAAGGGAAGTGGTTTACCTAAATACGAGTTGCCTTATGTCGCTAAAGAATACCTTAAAGAATCCAAGAATCTTAATGTTGTGAGAGTGCTTGGTCTTTCAGGTTATGAGAATAGTAGTGCTTTCGGTGTTTATGCAACCGTAGGTGACAAGAAATTCCCATTGGTTATCCTTAGGTCTAAGGCTGATTATAACGCTAAAACTGAGGGTGGTGAATG